GCAATCTTGGAGTTCGCGCAGGCGGAAATCAAGGCAACGTAGACGTAGTTGTTAATAACTTTGGAAGTGAACGTGCTACTACTAGAGAAACCACTGACTCACGTGGAAATCGTAAAATAGAAGTTATTATTGGTGATATGGTTGCAAGCGAAGTAAGCCGTGTAGGCAGCCCAGTACAACAATCAATATCAAGCAACTTTAATAACAAGCCTGCTTTAGTAAGGAGATAAGTATGCCAATTCCAGCATGGTCAGCCCAAGCTTTACCGCAGGTACCACAAAAAGGATTTACAGAGTCCCTTGGTGTGAGCATTATACGCTCACCCATGGACGCTGGTCCTGCTAAACAGCGTCGTAGAAGTGTCGGTGTTAACACAATGGAACTTAGTTTTATAATGACAACTGCCGAAACTACAACACTAGAAAATTTTATTGCTACTACCTTATCAGGGACTAAACGATTTAGTTTTCCACATCCAAGAAAAGGCACTACTGTAGAAGTTCGTATTGTTCCCAGCGGAGACAACGAGTTCTTTAAGCTGCAGTATTTAGCCCCAGGATATTGGAGCACGTCTTTAAAATTTGAAATATTACCATAATGAGTAGACTAAGTAGACTATCACCAGCAGCAATTAAAGCAATGTTTTCATCTGAAACAGATGAACAGCTTATAATGTTGCTTACAATTTACGACCCTAACGGTAGCACTGATCCCGCAGCTCCTACTGTGCCTATTAGGTTATCAGATAACTACACAAAACGTATAACTTCAATAACAACTGATAACTCTGTGATAACTACCGATGACGAAGTTATTTACGGAGTTACCAGTCGCACAAAAGACTTTATATTTTTACCAATGACCCTAAACCTGCCTACAGATCAACAAACTGGTTTAGGCGACTGCTCAATTTCACTAAACTTTGTTTCACCTGAAACAATAATACTTATCAGAGATCATCTGCGTATAAGAACTAAAGTTTTAATTGAACTTGTAGTTTCTAGTAATATTGATAATGTAGAAGCAACTTTTACAGATTTCTATATTACATCAGCAACATATAATGCTGAAAGCGTTAATTTAAATTTAAGTATGGTTAGTTATAACACAGAACCATTTCCTAGCTTTAACTTTACCCCTAGTTATTTTCCAGGATTATTCTAATGAATTATGATAAATATATTGGATTACCGTATTTAGATAATGGCAGAACCGAATCCGGTCTTGACTGCTGGGGATTAGCTCGTTTATTTTATTCAAATGAGTATGGTATAGAGCTACCTAGTTATTCCGAAGAATATACGGGCGGAACTGATCCATATATTTCACAAGCAGTTAATCTTTACAAAGATAACTGGGAAGAAATTACCATACCAAATATTGGAGACTTGTGTCTGTTCAATATTTTTGGTGAGCCTATGCACGTGGGTGTATACATAGGCGATAACAAGTTTTTACATTGCCGCATAGGTAGTGACTCTGTAATTGAGTCATTAAATAACGTCAAGTGGAAAAACCGTTTTGTAGGTTTTTACGCATACGCGCCTCAAGCACAGGTGCAAGCTATTGGCGCGCCACATCCATTAAAGCTGCGAGTTCATCGTGATTGGACAGCAGAAGGTACTACTATACAAGACTTTGTGGAGTTTGTAAAAACCAAGTACACAGCCGGAACAGAGTTAGTTGGTAAAATTGTAGTTATGTTGGATGGTGTAGTTATACCCATAACAGATTGGGAAACTACACGAGTAAAAGCCGGCCAAGAATTAAGCTATAAAACTGTTGCTCAAGGTAATAACACAACACGTATGCTGATAATGATCGCAGCATTTGTTATTACTGGTTACCTTGATCCTACTACAGGACTAACTGGTGCTCAGACAGCTGCTGGTATGGTTGGTGTTACCGGTGCTAACGCACAGCTAGTAGGTAGTCTTCTTATTAGCTCATCAGCAATGATTTTGTCTAATGTTATTGCTCCTATACGTCCGCCAAAAACAAATGATCCAGGCAGTGCAAACGCACTAAATTTGCTTACAGGTGCTGCTAATCAAGCAAACCTCTACGGAGCAATTCCCGTAGTGCTAGGCAAAGTTCGTTTTACTGGTGTGCTTGGAGCAAACCCTTATGTTGAGTCGCTTACTGAAACGAATGTTTTAAATACTGCTATTGTATGGGGTTTTGGACCTCTTGCAGTTAATGATATATGTATTGGCACAAGGCCAATTCTTGACTTTTATACAGGCGAACCTGCGTCTGTACCACGTCCAGTCACCCTTGAAGGTTACGCAAAAAACTATGCGCCTGGTGCACTAGTAGACGATTTTAATGCCTTATACGGACGCGACGTTGAATCACAAGCTGTAAACCTAGAACTAACAAACAATGCCTCAAATATTTCTGGCGGATTTACAAATACCAGCAGGTGGCAACAAGTTAACCTAGACCAAACTTGCGATGCTGTAGATGTTGTGCTTTCCTTTCCAGAAGGTATGCGAAAAGTCAATATCAAAAATGGCAGTATAGGTGCAACCAGTTGTAAAATTGAAATACAAATGCGCCCGTACAGTACAGCACCTTGGTCAGAAAATGACACTAGTGCTGCATTAAGTATTTATGACTATAAGTCTAGTGATCCTGCCGCATTTACTTTATATGAATTAACTCCTCCAACAGATGCCAGTGATAATGGTTTATTTCTTTATCGCTATACAACTTTCTGTTTAAGTCCAAACGGTGGCACAGCCAAGTTTGACGGAGCACCCACAGATGTTTTAGGGGCTAATGCCAGTGAGAATTTACAAGCTCTGTATGCCAATACAGGGTATAGTTCATTAGTTAACAGCTATGTTACAAAAGGATACTTGCCAGAAATTCCTCCTGGATATTTACCTCTTTATACTTTTTATCAAGGTAGTAATGGAGCATATACATTACTAACAGATCATGTAATTGGATATAGTGGAGTAACTGGTTTAACTTGGGACGACGTTAGTACACAAGAGTATTCCGGTAGCGGAGATAGTGTTACTTGGGGCACTAGCGCTATTAAAACTATTAAAATTAAGGCTGGCAGAGTCTATTCCCAAAGCAGTGGTGCAGACCCTTCTGCCTCAGAACAACTTATTTGGACTAGTTTAGATGCTTTATCTACTGGTGGCGTTATTCGTAAAAGCAGTGGCGGTAAGTGGGGAAGCTTTCTGAGTACTTATGGTGTGTGGGGTAGTACATATACTACGCCTGCTGCAAGTGGTTATGGTGGTAGCTGGGTTAAGGTAATCCCTAATCTTAATTTTCCTTATGACGGATACTATACAGTAGAAGCTGCTGCAGATGATCAAGGTGAAATCTTAATTGACGGAGTACGTGCAGTACAGATTCCTAAATCAGGAGACAACAACTCAATTGATAGTATCAAAGGTGTTATTAAATTAAAAGCTGGACCGCACAGCATTACACTAAGTGGTGTAGATAATCAAGCTAGTCACGCAGGTATTGCAGCTAAGATTACTTATTTTGCTAGTAATGGATTAAATCTTGCTGCAAGTCAAAATACTATTCTTACCTTTGGTGAAGGTGCTTGGTTTGAAAAGCGAAAAGACGCTTTTAACTGGGTTCATTCAGTAGAAAATTTAGCCAGAGCTAGGTATCAAGTTCGTGTTCGTCGTACAACTAGCGATGAAACTGAAGATGAAGCAGATTTTAGAAAGTTTCACAAAGCCATACTAAGCGGTGTAATAGGCTATGATAAGCAAGAACAGCCTATGATAAACCCTCCTGGGTGTTATTTGGCTAAAACCGCTGTGCGTATTCAAAGTAACAATAAAATTAATGGGCAAATTGATGGTATTAATGCACTAGTACAAACAATTACATGGGACTATGAAAGGTCGACTGGTAGTTGGGAAAATTTACGTGCTACTAACAATCCCGCCAGTTTATTTGTTTATGTATTAACACACCCAGCAAATGCTTTTAGAGTAAAGCTCTCACAACTAGATGTAGCTAATTTAACAGCATGGCATAACTTTTGTAATCCAGTACCGCAGACTGTAGCTACTCCAAACATGGCTAAAGGTAAGTCTTATACTATTAGTAACTTAGGCAGCACTTCACAAGCGGATTGGAATGTTTTAGCTGGTACTAGTGGTATTGTATACGGTATTGGCGACAGTTTTGAAGTACAAGTCGTTGGTGGAGTTTCCGGAACGGGTACTGGAGTATATGCTCCTAAATTTGCATATAACGGAGTATTAACTAGTACTCAAAGTGTAATGGATACCCTACGAGATATATGCGCAGCAGGTAAAGCTAGCCCTTCGTATATTGACGGTAAGTGGGGTGTAATCATTGATAGTCCTCGTTCACATACAGTTCAACATTTTACCGAGCATAATAGTTGGGGATTTGAATCAACTAAAGTTTTGCCGATTTTGCCACATGCTTTCCGTGTTAGCATTAATGACGAAAGTAACGCATATCAAGTACGCGAGTTTATTGTTTATAACTATGGCTACGGTCCTACAACAAGTGGTTCTGTAAAAGGAGCCGAGTTATTTGAACAATTAAGTTTACCTGGTGTAACCAATATTGATCAAGGCATACGCTTAGCTAGATGGCATTTTGCACAACTTAAGCTACGCCCCGAAACATATACAGTTAATGTAGATTTTGAGCATTTAGTGTGTACTCGCGGTGACAAAGTAAAAATTAGTCACAGCGTGCCACTGTGGGGCGTTGGAAGTGGCCGTTTAGGCACAGGAGTAGGCGACAGTATTACTGGTACTACGCTAACTTTACGTGAACCTGTACTTTTAACTAGTGGTACTACTTACACTATACTAATTAGAACTAACTATTTAACCAACACAACTGGTAGTGGAAGTGTTAGTAGAACCTTTACGTATAGTGGTACAACTGGATATACTACTACAATTACAGTACCTACAATAGCTTTAGCAGACGGTGTGGAATCAGATAACTTATTTATGATAGGTTTAAGTACTGTATCAACACAAGAGTGTATTGTTATTGGTGTTGAACCAAGCGGTAACTATAGTGCTAGGTTAACACTAGTAGATTATTCTCCAGATATTTATACTATGGATCTTAGTGGTTTAATAGTATATAACCCTAATATAACTACTAACAATATTCCTTTAATAAAGAACACTATTACCAAAGCACCTATTATAAATAGTATTACTAGCAGTAGTGCAGTAAGTAGTGAAATATCTCCTGGTAATTATCAAAATAAAGCTATTGTGTCTTTTACAAATCCCAGTGATTTGCCAGCAATAGCTACTAGAGTACAGTTTGATATTATTGAAGGAAGCATACCGGCCTTTTCCAGTAATCCTGGTCAAATACATATTACCAATAAAGAAACAAGTACATACACTTTTGACGGTTTAACTTCTGGGTTAAAGTATAAAATACGTGCAAGATACTTAGGTAACACTAATGAAATTTCTGGGCCTTGGTCTATTGACTATGCTTTTACCAATGATGGAAAAAACAAAAATTTCAATGATTCGCCAACACTTGGAATAGACTTAGAAACTACTTATATTGTAGTAGATCCAGTTGTTGCAAATCAGCCGAGTGATTTTAAAGCTTACGCTTATAGATTATATAAAAGTACTGTTACTACAGATTTATGGAATACTACCCCCATAATTCCAGAAGTACAAAGCCAAGGACAAGGTAGACTAGATTTATCAAATGTACCTATCCCTCGTATTTCAGAATCAGGAATCGATTATAAGGTAGAGTGTAGAATACTAGACAAGACTAACAATTATAGTGAGACAAGTACGTATGCTACAATTAAAATTAAAACAATTGTTTAAAGGATAAATATGGCAGCAACTTTATCTGCAGGCGTAAATTCCCTGATATTAAAACTAGATCAGCCATATGACACGATTAGAATATTTGACATAAGAGACGATCTAGTAAAAGTAATTGTGTGGTGTTCTGCAACATCAGGATTTACTCCGTCAGATTTCAATAAGGTATTTGATGGATTAAGTTTATCTATAGTTATTCCAAAATTAGCTGATGGTACAGATTTGGTGGCTGGCACACCTTATTATGTAAAATATGCTTTTATTAGTGATATTGAAGAAGAAGTATTTACTATTTCTACTGAGTTAACCGCTACACCTGTAGCAACTTTAGCAACTAAATCAGCTGTTGCATACTTATACCAATGGTCTACAGCTCAGCCAGGAAATCCTTCTGGCTATGCTAATTATACTTGGTCAACAGCAGCATCTTCTGCGTACACCGGAGGCAACGGCTGGTCAACCACTATTGACGCTAATCCTGGAACATCTTTAATTAAATTATGGACTGCAACTAAAGCGGTTACTGCTACAGGAGATGCAACTACTACAGCAGTAGATTGGTCTACGGGATTCACAGTAGCATCAATTAGCCAAAACGGTGCTTTTGGAGCTACAGGACCTGCGGGTGTAAGTAGTGCACGAGCTATACTATACAAACCAGCACTTACAATACCTAGTGCTCCTACAGGTACTTCTACTTATACTTGGGCTACTTCAAGTTTTAACTACACTGGTGGAGGCGGCTGGAGTCTTAGCCCTCCTACTTCTTCAAGTGGATTAGAGGGACAAACACTGTGGGCAGCCATGGTTGTACTAACAGATGCTTTAGGTAGTAGTACTATAACTATTGATTGGACTACTGCGGCCATTGTAGCACAAAGCTATTATGGTGTTGTAGGTCCTACAGGCCCTGCATCAACACAAGCAGGCCCTACTGGTAATCAAGGTGTTAGTGCCCGAATAGCTTATGTAGTCACAGCAGCTCCATATGCTACTCCTGCAACTAATCCTATTAGCAAAGAAGAAACTGGAGACGTAGTTCCTGCTGTAGGTACGTGGTTTCCTGGAAAAACTTGGGTTAGTAGTGTACCCACTACAGCACTAGTTGCAGGAGAGTACTTGTATCAAGTTAATGGATTATATAATCCTGCTACTAATAAAACCAACTGGATTGGCATACCTTATTTAAGTAATTTAAAAGTAGGAAATTTATCCGCACTTGCTGTTAATACCGGTGACTTAAATGTTACTGGTACTATTAAAGTGTTCGGTAATACCACGAATGGTATTTTTATTGATAGTGCTGGTATAACTATTTATAATGACACTGTTGCACGAGTTAGATTAGGAAGTATTTAATGGCATATGGATTGCAAACATTTAAAAGTGATGGAACTACTTTAGTATTACAAAACTCAAATAAAAGTGGAGTATTTGCAAGAACTTATACTGCTACACCTAGCGATATTACTTCTTATAATAGTTATACCGATACGTACCGTAAAGAATTTCCTGAATATAACGGTAGAACTATTAGAGTTTTTCAACTTAATAGTAACGGTAATTGTATTTGGGAGGCAGGAACAACAGGTAGTGGACTAAATGTAATTGAATTTAGTTTCTTAAACCCTAACTTTAGTTTAGATAACCCTAACTTTACAATAGGTAATGCAGTTTTATATATATTTGTTAAATAAGGTATTTTCATGGCATATGGCTTAAGAATTATAAATGACAGTTCAGAGTTATTAATTGATAGCGATTATGTTAATCCTACTTTTGTACAAAAATTAGAATTTAATGTTACACCTACCTATACAGAAGCTGGCATAGCGCCGTATGTTTCTAATGGTTTTGCAAATTTACATAATGGATATATTAAACGACAATATTCTACACCTGCAGCTACCTTAAATACAGGTAACTATATTGTTTTATGGAAAATACCAGATAATGGTAATATTAATGTATTCTACTATTTTCCAACATCTACTATGGGTGTCAATAAAACATTAACCTGTGAAGTTTTTGCTAGTACAAGCGGCACGGCATTGACATATACGTTGCCTACGGCATATATTTTTGCTGTAGACGTAGGAGGCATATCTACACTATCAGCTACTGGACCTGCTTTAGCACTTTATAATAGTTCTAATCAATTAACTTTTAATAGTTCTTTTACCCAGCTAGTTCCGTATAGTTTTACAGAAAACTATAGTTCTCCTGCTTTTAATACACCTGCAACTGATACTTTAACTAATCCTGCTAACCCTATATATTTATTACCGCAAACATATACAATGTTCCAGCTAGGGGCTGTTGATTCAGATAATAATTATATTAGTGGTAAAGTAGATAAAGTACTTTATAACGAAGTGTATAAGGTTTATGGATCGACTATGTATAGACTATATCTATCTACTTATTGGAGTCGTACTAACGGTACTCAAGATGGTATAGCGCAATACGGTACTGGTACTCAGGGATTTAGAAGTATAATGGTATCCGAAGCAAATTTATATCAAACTGCTAATCCCAACAGTGGAGGCGGGGCTAATCCTGTATATACATTAACTCGTAGTGTTGTTAGCGTAAACGAGGGCAGTACTTTTACAATTACTTTAACAATAACTAATGCTACTGTTCTTAACGGTACGTCTATTGGATATAACGTAACAGGTGTTCAAGGCAGTCTTGATTATACTGCTAGTGCAACTTCATTTATTGTAAATAACAATACTAGTAGTGTTACTTTTACAGTGTTAAACGACACTCTTACTGAAGACACAGAAACTTTTCTGTTAGAACTTACAACATACCCATATCCAACTATATCGGTAACTATAAATGATACTAGCATAAATCCGCCACTGATTCCAACATATTCAATATCGCCACAAACTGGTAGTATAAACGAAGGTAGCTCAATAACTTTTACAGTTACAACTACTAATGTAGTTAATGGCACTACACTATACTGGGCTTATAATGGTGGTAGCTCTGACCCAGTCAGCGATTTTAATTCTTATAATGGTTCATTTACTATTTCAGGTAATTCAGGAACATTTAGTGTTAGTCCTAAAGCAGATACATTAACTGAAGGATCAGAAACGTTTGCTGTAGGTGTAAGAACTGGTAGTATTACAGGAACAGAAGTAGCTACTACAGGCACCATTACTATTAATGACACTAGTATTAGTACTCCTACATATTCTTTTACCTCTGTGCAGAACGTAACCGAAACGCAAACAGGAAATAGTATAGCAACTTTTACTTTTACTAATGTAGTAAATAAAACAGTAACATTTGCAATAGTAGCCCCCTCATCAGGGAATGCTGCTACGTCTGGAACAGACGTTACATTAAATATAGCCTCTATGAGTATTAACGGATCTTCATTTAGAGATGTTTCATATTATCCAGCAGCAGATCAAATAACCGAAGGTACAGAATACTTTAGAATAACTGCAACTATTGATGGCTCAGTAGTTGCTACTACAAGTAATATTTCAATATCGGATACTTCTGCATATCCTGCAGCAGGAACATTATTAAATACATATTGTCAGGCATATGGAGTTTACCCATATACTTTAACTAGAGTATATGCAGATGGTAATGGCGGTACTTATACCGATAATACATTTAATAGTCCAACTTGTGGATATAGTGCACCCGTTTATTCTTGGGCTACAAGTCCCTTATCCGTAAATGAAGGTGCTACTAGCTCTTTACAGTTTAACTACACTAATGCTCCTCCAAATACTGGAATTACTTTTAACTTTCAACCACCCTCATCAGGAACTTCAGCTAGTGTTCCTGCAGACGGTACACTAAATACTAGTAGTTTTACGACTGGAGCTGCAACTTCTTCAGGATCAGTTAGTGTAAGTTATTCAATTGCTGCTGATAGCCTTACAGAAGGCACAGAATATTTCAGAATACAAGCAATAGTAGGTGGATCAACAGCATATAATAGCGGAAATATTACTATTAATGATACTAGTACTACACCAGCAGCACCAACACCAACATATAATTTAACTGCAGGGGCCTCTAGTGTTAGCGAAGGAAGTAGTGTAAATTTTACAGTAGGTGGAACTAATATTACTAATGGAACGTACTACTGGACTATAACTAATAGTGGTGATTTTGGTACAACTTCTGGAGCTTTTACAATTACAAGCAATTCAGGATCGTTTAGTGTTAGTCCAACAGCTGATTCTACAACAGAAGGTGCAGAAACCTTTACAGCCTCAATTCGTTCAGGCAGTACCAGCGGCACAATATTAGCAACAAGTAGTTCAGTTACTATTAATGATACTAGTACTACGCCGGCAGCGGGCCCTGCACAGTGGCGGTTTCATAGAACAGTAGGTAGTACTACTTGGACTGTACCTACTGGAACAACTTCTA